AATTATAAACATGAGCAATGGTAGCACACAGTTTTGATGAACTGTATAATTATGCAAAATAATTATTATTTAACTATAATATAAACAAAAATGAGTTTACATTTAGAGAAATAGCTGAACCAGTTGAAATTTATTAAACTGTGTTAGCAGTGTTTTGATATTAATAAGTTATTAGCTCTGAATTTACTAATTAACGTAATTTATTATAAAACATTTCATAAATCAAGCTATTAAAAGAAAATATGCCATTAATATTAGGTATTCTTAGCAAGTTTTTACTCAAAGCTAATGAAATGATTAGTGAAAAATTAGGTTAATGGATAACAGAAAGTATAACAATTGAAGATTTAATGACTTTAATAAATAGCTTAGTTGATGGATATTTGAGTATTCACCACTCAGTTGTGCTTTAAAAAAATGCTTTCTTTTTATCCAATGTGTAAGATAAGAAATCATCAAATATAAATATAGGACATCAAATACAAGTTATAAATAAATAAAAAGAAAAAACAATACTATTATCATAATGGTATTTAAAAAGATATATAACAATTTTGGACAATTAATTTTTAATCAAATATGATGAATAAGTTATTGATAAATAGAAAGTATAAATATTAACCACTTTAGATTAAGATTTGGAAAGGTTATCATGGATGAATATGAATATAATATAATTGCATATTGATGTTGATTAGTAATTTTATCTACATCTTTGTCATCTTTTAATAATGCATACTAAATTATTGGTATGCATTGACAAAACAGATAATTTAATTTTAAACAAGCATTAGAACAATAAATTTATAGATGTTTTAATATTATTATCACAACTTGATAGTAAATGTGTAAATATTGAATCAAAAATTTAAATTAATGTGACAACTAATAATTATAATAATTAAGAAGTAATAAGTTTACAACAGCTGCAAATTCATAATAAAATAATAATTAATTAATTAATTAGATTACTATAATATAATTAGCTTGAATGCTAAATTAACATTAATTGAACATTAAATTAGATATTATTACCACAACACCTTCAAGATATTAAAATAACAAAGCCTAATATCTGTGGGAAATTAATACCATTTAAATTTCAACTAAATGATATTTAACATTCGACGTATTATAACCCTATAGGGAATGAATGTGTTACAGATTGTATAAAACATATATGAAAAAATTGATTTAATATGAGTAATATTAATTATAACAACCAATTATATGAATCTATTGAAGAAGTTTTTAACCAACTACTCATTTTTAATTAAGACTTTATAATATTATAAGATGACACATTTATTGGTTTAAAATATTAAAACTAGACATTTAATTAATAAACTATAATAGTGAAAATATCAGAAAGTGAAACAGTTGAAAATACAGATCATTGTGTACTTATAAGAATTTAGTAGTTACAATTGGATATACTATATTAATAGTAAAATCACTTTTAACTAAGATAATCAAACTTAGTTGAAGTAGAAAGTGCTATAGTATGAAACTAAATGCAGTAGTGTAATATGATACACAATTAAATGTTATCTTCAAATGTTTATATACAGTAGTATTAACAATTGAACAAAATGGATTAGTCTATGTGGTTATAACATATCCACTTTAAATTAATTTCCAATTTATATGTAAAATGGTGATATAATGGATTTATTCATCAAATTGAAAAATAACCAGTAGCATCTGGTCCATAAGTTATAATATTTATTAATGAAGGTATATTACAAATTGGATTAGGTACAGTATGGAACACTGAAGACTAGTTTGATTACTTGATAACCAACGTTGAAATATAATGTGAAGCTATAATAATATTGTTTGATGCAGAATAATTACCATTGCACAACAAAGAATAAAACAAGTACTATATACTATAAACAAATGAATAAGTTGCATAAATTGCTAATGCATATAGTAATATTACACAAATTTAAAACCTTGATAATACTAAATTATTAAGGAATATGTAAATATAATAAAAATAATTGGCGTATTATAACTTAATCAATTATATTAATGTACAATAATTAATTGATCAAAGAATTTTAAATGTTGTTTCTATGAATGATTTACTTAAAATAGTTAGATTATCTGAATTTTAAAGTGATTATAAATTTGCAATTAAGATATATAAAGGGAATATAGTGTATGGAAGTTTGATCAACAACAATCAGTCTAAAGATATTTTATAATTAAAACTAGATGACAAATATTTAATTGAAAAATATTAAGATAAATTTATTATGTACACTTATGTAGATGATTGATTGTATTACAACAATTGAATACGTGCAATTACCAATGATCAATAGAACTTGATTAATTCCAGTTTAAGTAAAGGTATTTTATTTATGACTATGATGAATGCATTGTAAATAACATCAGTTGTGTAATTAACTCCTTTATTATCACAAATGATGTCTGACTGTAGACAAAATAATTACTTAATATGATTAAAATAAGTGATGAAATTTAATTTTAAAATGTCATAGGAAAATAAAAATAAGATAACAGAAAGTTTTTGTAATAATCAAAGTGCAATATGTATAGACAATTATATTGTCACTTTTTAACCAAATATTATTTATGAAATCACATTAGATGGTAAAGGTATAGACAATGAGGATAGTCAAACAGTGAAATTAGTTGAATTAAATATTGATTAAAAAATATATGATTAATTATATGATAAATCATAATAGTACTAAATAGACCCTTATGTCAAATTTGATTCAACCACATTAAGTAAAGAATAAATTGAAAGTAATTACCAATCTATCAATAATGTACTATCTTAAAATACCAAAATTAAAAATGAACTGTTAAGCATTGAAGGTATGGCACACTAAAATACAATATCAGATTGGGTTGTATAGAGCAATACAAATAAAATAAATTACATACCAGTATAATATGTGTTTGATAAATATGATTAATAATAGATATTAATGTAAAATGCATAATAAAAACATATAGTTTAATGGGTAATGGATATTTTCTACAAACCAAATAATGATTTAAATCACAATACATCTAAAATTAATTTAAACCATTAATAAAACTAATATTATGATGAGTTAGATATTTTATAATATTTGTTTTACTAATAAACTGACTAAATAGATTAGTGTGTAATAAATTTTGAAGATAACAAGGTTGGAAGCACAATAATTAGTAAAATGATACCTTCGTAATTTAAAGAAATGTAATTTTATACTAAAATTTAATATCCTTTACATACTAGACCAATGCCAATTTAAGAATCAAAGTAAGTGCTAAAAGTAGCCATAGAATGAATGTATAGTATATTTAAATACTGAAAATAATACCCATTACCAGCAGACACATTTTGAAAAGTTATGAACACTTATTTTGTAAAAAACATTAAATTAAACCATGTGGATTAGCAATTCAACTACCATTCTACATTAGTATGGTTATCTGAACATAAGAATAGTATTTTAAAATTAATACAATTGCATAAACATATTACCAGTGATTAATGTTATTCTTAATGGAATAATGTCACTATGCATTTGAAAAAAGAAAGTGTACTAAAAGATGTGAATAAAGTTGTTAATTAGTGGGAAAAATTATTACCAAGACCGATAGTATGGTAACCGTATTTCGTAGCTGCCTTATTCTCACCCATATTTAAACAAATAAAAATAAACATGTAATAAAATTTAAAATCAAATATATTATATGCAGATGGTTTAACACCACAATAAATACAAACCTGGTTGAATACTATTGGTCCTGTTGGTTATTTTTTAGAAACAGATTTAGAAAAATAAGATAGACAAACTGATAGATAATTATTATAAGTTGAAATGTTAGTATATTGATAGTTCGGGGCTAGTTAAGAGACAATAGACCTTTGGACTAATATGCATGAAAACTGGAAATGGAAATCTAAATACTACCGAGGCAAACTAGTAGATTAATGAATGTCTGGACAAGCAACAACGGCATTAGGAAATGTAATTACAAACTTTTAAGTAAGTTAATTAATAATTGAATGAGAAGATTCTAATTTCCTAGGAGCCATATTTTTAGGTGATGATTTCTTAGGTTTTTTTAAAAATAGGCCAGATTGTGCTGTATTACAATAGGATTGTTAAGAAAAGATGAATATAAATGTAACTTTTTCTTACAATGATAAAAGTGGCAATTTTTGTCGAATGCTAGTTGGAAAAAATGAGAACAAAGGATTAGTATTAGTACCAGACATAGTACGACTGAATACCAGACTAAAATTAATGTATAATGAAGGGGAATTAAATAGTGTCACTTTATTAACTAGAAGTTTATCATACGCTTAGATGTTAGGAAGTAAAGTATTATGTAAATTTTAACTTTCAGAATGGTTGAGTAAATTTGAGATGACTTAATATTAATTTGACTATGAATAACTATTATCTATTAATTGTTATTACAATTGAATGTCCAATGAACAAATACTAATTGTCTTGCAAGATTTGATTAGCACAATAAATAATCCTTTAACAGTATATTGACATAGTGTTATTCAAATAATAAGTGAAGAATATAAAGTTAAATGAACTATATAAGGTAATTATCCACCATAATACTAGCATTCCTTATATTCTTCTTTTGAACAAGTTTATTAGCATATTTAAAAATTAAATATACCATATAATAAATTAAAATTAATATTATAAAATTATTATTATTTATTTAATAAGGTTTAATATTAATAATAATTTAAAATGATTTGAATTACCCTTAAATAAAGTGAAATAATTTATTCTAATATTGAATAAGTTATGTAATGTGAATGATTAAATTAAAGAAAGTTTATTAAGTTTTGATATAAATTATTAAAATATTGGAAAAATAGATCAAAACACAGGCTTAAATGTGCTGTTACCAGATCCACTAAATGTCACGAATAACTGTCAAACTGAAATCGATCACTTTGTACTAAAATGTTGTTTATTTGTGTGTGTG